CAAAGAATTGAAATGGGTTGGCTGTATTGGTTAATTGGTTCATGTTACACCTCGCTTTTGATTAAGGCAGGTGTAGGGCGTAAGGCTTTTTTTAGTCGCATGTAGTGGACTTGGGCTTTACGGATTGAGATTTTATGGCGTAGTGGCACGATGTCCACAAGGGTATTGAATAAACTATGCATGATAGTCCTCTTTGTATTTTTAAGAGACTACCGCAGATTTTTCCAAGAATCGGGCGGTAGACGTAATCAGGTTGGAAAACTGGGTACAAAGCAAACCAGCAGGTCTTACGACCTCCCAATTACGCCCACCATAGATTTTGGGCATAAAAAAAGCGCATAAAGTGCGCCTCGCACTATGTATTTACCAGTTTCCAAGCTGGTGTTCCTTATTTTGTAGGAACGGTTATAGGTTAGTTTTATTTTTTTGTTTTGTCAACTAGGAGTTATTATGAAGTTTTTATCTGTCATTTTATTTGTATCAATTCTATTTTTAGAAGCCTGTTCGGTTTCTGACCAAGAAGAAAGATTATTAGAAGTATATAGCGTTAGTGATTATGACTTTACGCTGAATGATCAGCCCGCAATTTCTATTTCTTTTGGTGAAACACAGAATAATTTTTGCTCAATAACTCTTTATCGGTCGTCGGTTTACGCTGGGTATTCAGTTGATATTATTAAAAGTAAAAATAATGACCAAACAGCTACTATTAATTGCCATTGGGAAGGCAAGTATTACGTTCAATCCTCTAAGCACGATACCTATTTCAATATGAGAATTGAATCATTAGATAAAGAGAATAAGGTTGCTACTATTAATAGCTCTTTAAAATTGGTTAATCCGTCTAATGGTCAGTTTTTTACACTAGATAATGTAATAATTAATATTAATAAAAATTATTTTGATAATTTAGTTAAATGATATTACCCAGAGTTCTCCATATCCAACGCACTGGTTAATCCTGAATCATTCAGCGTATGCGTGACTGATTTAATCACCCATGCCTGTGCATCTATCTGAGTTTTATAGCCTGATAGGATGACGGGGGTTTCAGTCATAATGTTGGGGTTGCCAATGGCTAAGGTCATTTTAAATTGTGCTTTGCCGCGTGATAGACGTTTTAGTTCTGCAGTTGCGGATTTGATGGCTTCTTCTTTAGTTGCATATTGCTTTTGCAGGGTTTTTACGGTGCCGTCTTTGCCTGCTAATAAACTAACTTGCTGTCCTGTTGCCGCATCTTGCCATTGTACTTTTACGCCCGTATATTTATTGCGCTCATTTTCCGTATAGCTGTGGGTATCGCTTTGTGATCGGGTGATGGTAATGGGTGTAATGGTTTTGCCTGTGGCGGTTTTGCTTTCAGCATTGGCTAGTAATAGCAGGTGTTTTTCTTTGATGCTGATTAAGGCATCGTGTTCTGTGCCGAGTCGGCTAATAAAGTGTGCATCAGATTCATTAGTTTGGTCGATATGCTCTATTTTTATCGCGGCTAGGGTTTTGTCCAGTGCTGGCGTGAGCTTGTTATCATTGGCAATGGTGATGAGTATTTCGCCTAGCGATTTTTGGTGAAAACTGCGTGATTTTTGGGTTTTTAGTTGCGTGCCTACGTCTGCCGCCCTGCCCTTGATAGTCATTTTATCGGCTGGACCGTTGTGGCTTATTTCATCTGCGGTGTATAAGCCTTTATGTATTAATTTTCCTTTAAATCCTATTGATACACTTAAAATAGCACCCAAGCGCGGCATATTCAGTTTGCCGTCTGTGTCATCTAGTTCAATGCTGGCTTCGTCTGATTCGATACCACGGTGGTCGGTGATGGTTAGTGATATGAGTCTGCCGTCGATTGTAGGCGTAATATCTTTGCCGTCTACGATGAGTTTATAGTCGGGTTGCATCGGGTTTATCCGTGTGTTTTAAGGCAATAGTAAAATTAATTTTTCGTGGTGTGCCGTCTTTAAAAAATACGCTGCCTGTTTCGCTAATTGATTCAATTAAAAAAAAGCCGTGTACGTTGCCGTTGCCATCCACCATGATGTTGGGTTTTCCTTGTTCTGCCATGGTGCGTAGTTTATCCAGTGATTTTTGTCCGCCGGTTGTTCCAGGGTAAAGTACGCCTGATAGGGTTATTTTATCATCCCCTGCACCAAGGAATTGATGCGCCGCGCGTTGACCTATGCGGTTATTGCTGGCAAATCGTTGCTCTGTGTCGCGTTGTTTTTGTTGAAAAGGCGTGCTTGTTAGTTCAAAGATGAAGTCACTTAGGCTCAGTAGCATGGGGTTTCCTTTGCTTTGCTTGACGCTGGAGCGTCGTCTTATGCATTCCCACGCAGAGCGTGGGAACGAGGTTTGTTAGTAGTCGTACATTTTTGAACGCTGTGCGCTTTGTTGTTGCTGTTGTGCGGCTTGTAATTGTTTTTGTATCTCGGCGGCAAGTTGTTTTTCATCCATGCCTGCGGATGGATTGATAGTAATGCTGATCGGGTTGTTTTGGGTTTGTTGCTGTTGTATGTTGCCGCCCAAAGGGACTGAATGGCGCACTTTTGGCGCAATAATATCTGAGTTGGCAATATTGGCTTTTATTTTTGGTATATCGCTGACTTGTTTTACTTTTTGGGTGATTTCGGCGGTTGCTTTTTTGTTACCAAATAATCCATGCCACATATCACCGAGGAATGAAAATTTATCAGCTAACCATTTCAGTTTGTCATTAAACCATGCCATGACAGTATCCCAATTTTTGTATAAATACACGGCTCCTGCGGCTAAGGCGGCAACGGCGGTAATGACTAATCCGATGGGATTTGCTGATAGTGCGGCATTCCACAGCCATTGCCCCGCGGTGACGATAGTATTCCATGCGGCTAAGGCTTTTTGTTTAACAGCCATGGTACTTAGCAAAGTAATTAAACTGCTAAAACCTGTAATCAGAGGCATCAACTTAAACGTGGTCATGATAATAGCGAAATTTTGCCAGCCTCCCACAAAGTCTTTAATGCCTGAAATGATTGTGTAAATCTCTTTGATAGCACTCATCATTCCAGAAATAATACTAATAAATAATTGCACACGCGTTATTAGCTGATCAATCATTGCTTGCGCTGAGTCGCCTTGACTAAACTTTTTTAAAAATCCCTGAATTTTAACAGTGACCTTTTCCAAAACTGGTGCTAAAACTTTAAACTTGATTGATTTAATTAGCATGGATATGCGTAATAAAGCATCATTAAACTTTTCCGAATTTTTCTGAAAACTTTGATCGGCTCCCCCGCCAAAACGTTTAAACTCCTCTCTTGCCTGTGCTGCACCTTCAGAACCTTGGCGCAACATAATCAGCATATTACGCCCTGTTTGACCAAAAGCCGCATCCGCCAACGCACTTTGCTGCTGTGCATCTTTAATGCTGGCAATATAATTGGTCATCAATGTTAAGGCTTCGTCATTACTGCCAGCGCCCTGCAAAACTTGTGCAAATTGCTTATCAGTTTTATTTAAAATGCCAAATAACGCCCCCGACTCCCCCTTTAAACGCCCCATACGTTTGGAAAATCGAGTCATTGACGCATCAATATCATCAGACGAAACGCCATTTAACTGACCTTGATAACGTAATGCCTGCAAATTGAAGCTATCAAACTTTAAATTACCTGATAATTTTGCGATTTTATCAGCCTCATTGGCTGCGGCACGTAGTTGACCAAATAATAATGCCGCTCCCGTACCCGCAGCACCCAATCCCAAAGTCGCCACTTGCTTGCCTTTTTTGGCAACTTTACCTGCACCACCCAATCCCGCATTCAATTTATTGAGTAATCTAGTTTTATTGGCCAAATTTTGCTGTTCTTTAGCTAAGTCTCGCGTTTCTATTCCTTGTGCTTTTAATGCCTTGCGCGTATTACCCAAAGTCTTGCGCAACTCTTTTTGTTTCCCCGATAAGGTATGCACACTTTTGGCGGCCTTAGTCAGCTGGTTTTTTAGTGCTTTGGTTGGCTTGGTGGTATTTTTAACTTGATGTTGTAAGCGTTTAAAATCACTTTGCGCGGTATTCAGCTTATTCGACTGCTCTTTTAATTTTTTTTGTAAGCCATCATACTGGGCCAAGTGTCGTTGCTGGGTTTCAAGTTTTTTAATAGACTGATTTAAACGTCCGGTAGTGCCTGACACCTTTTTAGCGGGCGCACTGACCTTATCAATCATATCCAACACAATCGCCAGTTTTAATTTTGATGCCATGCTAAAATCCTTATTACATTACCCAAGGGCTTAAAAATGAAACAACTCTATCAAGGTGCTATCCTTGCGTTACTCTTCTTTTTGCCATTGCCTGCCGTTGCTTGGCAGTTGTATTTAGTGTGGACTTTATACGGCATATTGTTTAGCAACGATTAAAATATAATCCCTTACTTACTCACCGTATTCATCGCCTGATAACGCTCGGTCGCCAAATCCTGCCAATGCATGATCTCCTGCACCGTCATATCCGAAAATTCGGAGAGTGGCCAGTGGAAAACCACTGCCACATCTGCAATCGCTTCATCTATGCTGGCAGGGTACTCCGCGTATCGACGAAAAAAGACACCACCTCCATGGAAATAGCCATTAAATCAACGGGGGGCAATTCTGCAAAGGTCGCTGGATCAATCATGGGTGTGGATATTCTATCGACCACTTTACCGACGGTTGCTACGTCCATTTGCATTAAATCCGCTAGATAAACGCCGCGTAAATCACCGCCTTTTGGCTCACGCAGTAACACTTCCGTGATCTCGGTTTCACCGCGTTGAATCGGCTGGGTTAATTTAACTATACTGTTGGTGACTTCTTTCATTACGCTATATCCAGTGCTTTACGTTGCTCGGAAAGGCGATCATTGTCGCCCACTTTTTCAATCATATTCAGGCTATCTAATTCGATCAGTGTGATGCCATTGATGATGTATTTATAATAGGTGATTGCCATAGCGACTTTCATTGCGGCATTATCGCCTGATTTTATGGTTCCCATATCTAACTCACGCCACCGTCCGCGCATCACAATTTCAATAGCATCGACATTGCCTGATCCGTCCTCAGCCTCTGATGCGGCACGAAAACGTAACGCCACGCCCGCTTTATCCACTACACCCCATTTTTTTAAAACGGCAGGGCTAAATTCGCGCAGTGTAAATTCTGCCTCCAGTTTTTCGGATCCCATTTCAATTTCAACGGGTGCATTCATACCCGCACCGCGAAACTCGTCCATTTTTTTAGTGAGTTTGGGTAGTACAGTTTCTTCCGCCCGCCCCATATAAGACTCACCCTCAACAAATACGTTGAAGTTTTTAATTGTACTCGGTTGCATAATTGCTCCTTATAATCCGACCAATTGTGATAAATAGGTATTGGTAATATGTTGGTAAAAGTTCAGATTTTCCAACGGCGGCACAGGGGTATAGTCATAATCAATATGCAGCTCCCCTGATTCCAAACTGGTTAAGGTGTTTTTTTCTGGATCAAGCCAGGCAGAACCATCCACAATATAGCCTTGTGCTTTTAATTCGCGGAACTTGGCATTAATACCTTCTACTATTTCAGCAATCAGTGTTTTTGACTGTGGTTTATCCACTGCCCAGGCATGACCTTCGGCAATGGTATCAGCCAAGACATCACCAGTACGCGTCGCCGATTCAAACGCAAATTGTGGATTAGCAGAACAGGTACGCGATCCCCAAAAACGAAAGCCTTTTTCATTAATCAGTGTGGTGACTTCATTACTGTTGAGTAAATCCGCATCGCTTGCTGTCGATTGCAGGTCAAAAAACACATCCTGGCTAATGCCCGTGACACCGTTGACAGGTACGTTTGATAAGGTTTTATGCCAGCCTATATCATTATCAATTTTGGCTCTTAAGCCTAAGGCTCTGGCGGTAGCATGTAATGTAGTTACATTCCCACTGCCATCTAGTCCTGTAAATTCTGGCCAGATCAGCATCATACGTTTTGAGCCAAAATTATTACGATAGATTACGGCATCCGCTGGGGTAGCAGCGGTGGCATTGACATAGGCAAACGCGCGTAATTTATCGCATAATGTATTAAATTCAGTAATGACTGCTTGGTTGTCTAACCCAGGTGCGCCAAGGATGCGCGGCTTAAAACCAAATTTTGCTTTGGAATTGAGTAATGCCTGCATACCTGTGTAGTTACCGCTGACATCAACCCCGCCGATCACGTTGGTAGCCTGAACGGCTTGGTCGATATTTTCAGCGACGCGTACCACAATAATCATGGGCGCAATTTGGTCAAAAATGGCATCCAATGTGGCTTTTAAGGTGCCAGTGGTCCCCGCTTTTGCCAGACTACTATACGTGCCAGCAATTAAAACTGGCGTATCCAATGGAAAGGTCGCGGCATCAGCATCATCCGCTGTACAGACAACGCCGATAATGCTCGTTTGTATAGTACGAATGGGGCGTATGCCGCCGTTGACTTCAATGACGCGTACGCCGTGGTGATATTGTGCGGGCATAATGTTTCCTTAAATTTTGATAATAATGGCATCTATATCGGCTT